GAGGATGAGTTTAATCCTGATGATGTGAAGGAAAGTAGGTGTAAGGAAGGGGATTTATGGCAACTTGGAAAGCATAGACTCATTTGTGCAGACTCTACCGACAGCGCAAGTATATCTAGACTAATGGGAGGCGACTCTGCAAGTTTAGTTGTCACCGATCCTCCTTACAATGTGGATTATACTGGAAAAACCGCAGATGCGCTAAAAATCAAAAACGACACTATGGATGATAGTAGCTTTTACAAATTCCTTTTATCTGCTTATACAAACATGTATAACAGCCTCGATGACGGAGGCAGCATATATGTTTTTCATGCCGACACGGAGGGCATAAATTTCAGAAAGGCAATGTTAGATGCAGGCTTTAAGCTTTCCCAGTGCTTGGTATGGGTTAAGAATTCAATGGTAATGGGGAGGCAGGATTACCATTGGCAACATGAACCAATACTCTATGGATGGAAACCGACTGCAGCTCATAAATGGTATTCTGACAGGTCTCAAACAACTGTCTGGAATTTCAGCCGACCAACGTCCTCTCAAGATCACCCTACGATGAAGCCAATTGATCTTATTTCTTACCCGATAACTAATAGTTCAAAAGCCGGGGACATAGTTCTCGATCCTTTTCTTGGTTCAGGCTCGACCCTAATCGCATGCGAGCAGCTAAATAGAATATGCTATGGAGCAGAGATAGATCCACATTACTGTGACGTTATCCTCTCTAGATGGGAGCAATTCACCAACCAAACCGCAAAGAAGCTGAACTAATGCCAAAATTCAAAAATCTACAACACCGGAAGCAAAAAAGAGTTATAATTCTAACAGGAGCCTTATCATTTGGAAATTATTTATAAATCCCCCTCTGAATTAAAACCATTTCAAAAGAACCCATATAACCACCCTGAAAAACAATTAACTATGCTAAAGAAGAGTATGAGAGAATTCGGGTTCACTTCGCCTATTCTCATTTCTCAGGATAATATGGTAATTGCCGGGCATGCTAGGTTAAAAGCTGCTCAGGAAATTGGATTATCCGAGGTTCCTACTATTTTTATTGATTTGCCTTACGAGAAGGCGGTTGCTTATGTTATTGCTGATAATCAGCTTGCGAAATTAGCAGAAGAGGACAGAGATTTATTAGGGGAGTTGTTACAGGGGATTAATGATATCCCTGATTTTGATATTGAGGCGGTGGGGTTTTCGAGTGAGGATATTGATTCTCTTTTAAAAAGTGGTGAGCCTGTTGAAGTTGTTGAGGATGAATTCACAGAAGACGAAATAACTATAGATACCGATATAAAAAAGGGGGATTTAATAGAATTAGGGGATCATCTTTTATTATGCGGGGATGCGACTAATAAACACGAAATTGACTCTCTAGTTTCAGATCATCGCATATCTATGGTTTTTACTGATCCACCTTACGACATGCCACTAGATCAAGTTTTAAAAGCGTTTTCTGTCACTTCTTCTTATTCAGATCTTCAGTTCTGGATGGCGAGCGATAAACAACAAATTGGGTTAGTTTATAATAACTTTGATAAATTCACTCATTTTTTTATTCACGATTTTAAATGCGCTACACTCATATCCAATTCTCAACCAATGCAGCGACATAATTTAATTGCTAAGTTTGGCAACAGGAAAATGAATAATCTACAAGACGGATTTACAACCATTGTTCAGGTCGCAACTGAGCGCACTTCTGAAGCTCATAAAATATTTAGAATGGGTAAGCGAGTAGAGCTGCCAGCGCAATTCATTTCTCATTATTCACAACCAGGCGAATATATTCTGGACGTTTTCGGGGGATCGGGAAGCACCCTCATAGCATGTGAACAGCTAAAAAGAAAATGTTTAATTAATGAATTAGAGCCTGAAAGATGTGAGCTTATAAAGAGAAGATATGAGCAATTCAAACAAACATAAGTTATTTATACATCCTATACCATATTATGGCATAACATAACATAATATGGTATAGGATGGTTAGAAATGGTAAGCGTATCAGGAAATTGGATCAAAGACAACATTGCAGAACTTGACAACTACATAGATGTTGATGAACTTGAACAGTATGTAAATATATTTGAAGAATTCGAAACAACTCTTACATTAAAAGGAGTGAGACAGGTAGAACTATGTGGTTATAATAAAAAGTTCTACATTACTCTTCCAGGGTACGGGCCGGTAGGCGCTAGAGGATACACCGAAGAAAACGAACAGGTGAAGCTAGACAAACTAGCTCCATCTAACACGATTCACTACAGAAGATGGGTATATGGCAAGGAGGAATAAATAAATGCCAGAAGACTACATTAACTGTGGAGAATGCACTGTAAGAACAGGTAAACGCATAGTGATTAGAAGCGATATATGCGAGCGTTACAGCATCGAAGAAAATGACGTTATAGAAGTTTACATCAAGAAGGTTGAGCGCAATGTGTAACGTCATTTATGAAACAAAAGGCAAGGCGCGAGAATACAGCGAACTTGCAGCAAATCTTTATAGGGGATGCTCACACGGCTGTATATATTGCTATGCTCCAAGCGCAACATATAGACAGCGCGAAGATTTTTATAATAATGTAACTCCTAGATCAAACATTTTAAAACAGCTAGATAAAGACGCAGCAGAACTTCAGCGAAGCGGCGAAACTCGTTCAGTTCTACTGTCTTTTACTAGCGATCCTTATCAGAAACTCGACGTTAAAGAGAAGCTGACAAGAAACGCAATTAAAATATTACACGCCCACGATTTAAAAGTTACGATACTTACAAAAGGCGGGAGAAGATCCGAACGCGATTTTGATTTACTAAGTTCAAGACCTGAACTAAGTCTATACGGTGCTACTCTGGTATTTTCGGACGAAACATTAAGGCAAGAGATTGAACCAAACGCAGCACCCACGAAAGAAAGAATACAGTCTCTCGAAATAGCACATGATGAATTCAAAATACCAACGTGGGCGAGTTTCGAGCCAGTATGGACGGCTGAGCAGTCGTTAGAGCTAATGAAAGAAGCTATGGATTATATTGATATTTTCAAGATAGGAAAACTCAATTACAACCCACAAAGCAAAAATGTAGACTGGAAACAGTTTGCACACGACGCAATAAAATTAATGAAGGACAACAATAAAAACTATTATATTAAGGAGGATTTGAGGAAATTCCTCTAAATCTTTTTTAAGTGATTTCATGCGAAAAACTAAATTAACCCCCGACATCCAAAAGAAAATAGGCGATAATATAACGCTAGGTATGCCTCTGAAATTCGCAGCAGAAGCCGCAGGTATAACAGAAGTCACTTTCTACAACTGGCTAAAACGAGGCGAAAACGAAAGCAAAGGGAAGTTTTTTGAATTCGCCGAACATATAAAAGCTTGCAAGGCGAAGGCAGTTCAACTGCATCTAAAATTAATAACAAAGGCGGCGAGTGAAGGAACTTGGCAAGCATCAGCCTGGCTGCTTGAGCGCAGATACCCAGAAGAATTTGGAAAAAGGGACAGATTAAAACTTGACGGCAAGATGGAGCACTCTAGCGGTGTAGTAATCTATATTCCTGAAGATGGAAGAGATACATGCGAGAAATAAGACCACAGCCAGGACCGCAGGAACTTTTTTTAAGCTCTCCAGCAGATTTTATCATATATGGAGGATCAGCAGGTTCGGGGAAGACGTGGAGTCTTCTTTTAAAACCTCTTAAACATATTCACGTAAAAGGATTTACTTCTACTATTTTTAGGCGTACATACCCTCAGATTATGAATGAGGGTGGGCTCTGGGATACCTCAAAAGAGCTTTATCCTTACGCTGGGGGAGTCGCCAGGGAATCAGATGTAAGATGGATTTTTCCAAATGGTAATTCTATTAAGTTTTCACATTTGGAGCATGAGAAATCTAAATTAGAATATCAGGGCTCTCAGATTTGTTATTTAGGATTCGATGAGGTTACACACTTTTCTGAAAGTATGGTTTTCTATTTGATCTCCCGTAATAGGTCCACCTGTGGAATTAAGCCGATAGTTAGAGCAACCTGCAACCCTGACCCGGATAGTTGGGTAGCTCAGTTTATTGCATGGTGGATAGATCAAGACACAGGTTATCCAATTCCTGAACGCTCCGGTGTAATACGTTATTTTGTCAGGCATGGAGATCAAATATTTTGGGACAATTCCGAAGCGGAACTATGGGAGCAGGTCAAAGAACTGATTCCTTCAGAAGACTTTCATCCCACTTCATTCACTTTCATTTCTGCAAAGCTTGAAGACAATCCAGCACTCACAAGCAAAGACCCAGGATATAGAGGTAGGCTTCTTTCTCTCCCTCTAGTGGACCGCGAAAGACTTCTAGGCGGCAACTGGAAAATAAGAGCAAGTGCCGGGAATATGTTTAAGTCGGAATGGTTCAAGTTTCTCGAAGCTAGTGAACTACCCTGTAATCCTCAAGACTTGAAGAAAGTCCGATGGTGGGATACAGCAGCCACAGAACCAAATAAAGATAATCCTAATCCCGATTGGACGGTAGGCGTACTCATGGGTGAGCACAAAGGCGAGTATTTCATTCTTGACGTTCAGCGATTTAGGAAGAGTCCAGCAGCTACAGAGGAAGCTATGAGGCAGACCGCAGAAATGGACGGTAAAACTGTAGAAATTGGAATGGAGCAAGAGCCAGGGAGCGCAGGGAAGAGAGAGGCTGAACGATTCAAGAGAACGATATTCGCGGGATATTCTTTCCGGGCAGAGCTTTCAACGGGCGATAAAGTAACCAGGGCAAAACCTTTCTCAAGCGCTTGCGAGAATGGATTAGTCCATTTGGTAAGAGGCTCGTGGAATTATGATTTTATTAGTACCCTTGTTAATTTTCCCGATCCTCAATATCACGATGACGACGTGGATGCAGCAAGCGCAGCGCATAGTTATCTTTCGAGGAAATTAAATAGGAATTTTAGTTTATCTGGGCTTGTTCGGACAAAAAGACGTTAATTTTACATTTTTTTTCTAAAAATACCACACATTTTTATACAAAAACCCCCATATTTCCTACACTATCCTCTTCGTCGGCAGCGTCAGATGTGTATAAGAGACAGCTTCATATCTCTCCAAGAATCTATCTATTTTATCTCAGGTATTCTCGCGGCTGTAGCAGGCGCATATGGCACGATGAAAGCACAGGGTAAGGTAATCTATCCTATCCAAAAAATTGAATCTGGGAAAGCCCGTATAAAGGCTCTCATCGAACAGCAGGAGGCAGCCGGACAGGTAATTGATATTCTTGATAACATCTCACCTGAAGAATTGAACGCAATTCTTGAGAAAGCTAAGAAATTAAGTGAAAATGGATTCACAGCAGCCGAAGCGCAGGAATTGGGCGTTTTAATTGTGAACTCTGTAAAATACGAGTGATTGCATGGCAGAACTTAACGCCGCCGCTCCCGCAAAAAACAAATCTTTCAAACTAGCAGCAGCAGCCGGCGTACTCACTAAAAAAGAAAATCCCGCAAGTTTCGGGGATTATACTAATTTTGATGTTAATAATAGATTTTTCCGCTATCAGCAACTCGTTAAGAGTACCCCATACGCTTCTATTGGAATGCGAAAACTTAAAACTAGTCTGACAAAAGGACTCGATTTCGATGGCAAGAGCAGGCGACAAGTCGAAGAATTTAGAAAGTGGGCTAAACGGACTAATTTTATCGGGCAAGTCCAAAATGTCGCAGGCTCACTTTTCCGAGATGGGACTTTTTGCGGGGTATTAAACGGCAATAATCCTGACACTCTCAAGCTTCAGCCTCTCCTCATGGCTTATACTACTATCCTTCCTGAAGGCGTGGAGCATGGGAAAGCGTCTAAGGTACTTCTCCAGCCTCCGGTTAAAGAATTCGTTGTCAATGAGGGAAGCACAGGGGAAATCAAAGAGCAGACTTACAAAGCTTCTGAAGTGGTCTATGGGGCTTTAGACGAATGGGACTCGATTCAGTTAGATATCCTAGAAAGGGAAACATGCGGGCTTTATGGTGAGAGCCTACTTGATCCTATCGAGTTGTCAATTCGCTACCTGCACATTATTAACCAGGGCTACGTCGAATTTGTCAAGAAATACGGTATGGGGAGATACTGTTACTCTTTCCCTATTTTAGAGAAGCTTTTAGAGCAGAATATTATAGATTTCAATGTTTTCCAGCGTGAAATAGAAACCTGGATGGAAGACAATAAGAACCTTTCACAAAATGAAGACCTTGTCGGCATCGTAAAAGCGGAAGCGATAGACGCTAAAGGCTCATTAGATATAATGGAATTCAAGAAAGCTCTTGAGACAGATATCCAGCTCGGATTTTTGCAGAGCGACTTATCGATGGGCGACTCAAAAGGCTCAACGTATGCAGCCGGATACGTTTCTGAAAATAGCAGGATGGTCGCTCTCGAAAATCTACAACTTAATCTTTCTAATATTGTTAACGATTTCATTAACAGACGGCTCGTTTTGCAGAATAAGAGCGAAGATTCAGTAGAAATTATTTTCGATGAATTGAGCTTACCCCAAATGACCGCAGGAGAAATTACAGAATGGTACACAACGGGCATACTGACAAAAGAACAAGCGCTGGAGTGGGGCGGGTTTCCAGTAGTTGAGCAGGTGGGAAAATGAAACCTACAAAATTACTTTTCTTTTGTATAATTTTCATATTTATAACTCTCATAGAAAAAACAGGATATACATGGTGATCACATGTCCGAAATATTAAATATCTCTACACAACCACAAGAAAAAACCACGAATCAGTACTTTGTCAAAATGACAAAGGATGGTACAGTTCTTGAAGCTTCCGTCGTTCCTTCTGGAAAACAGGAAATAGATCAGTCAACTATGGAACTTGAATATATCCCTCAAGCTCCAACTATACAGGAAAAAATTAATTATGCTCTCACACTTCCTGAAATCGCAGGACTTCCCATTTCAGAAGAACTCAAGAAACAGGTAGCACAGGAATTCATTTTGAAATCTGATTTTGAAATGCCTGTTTTTGATCCAAACAAATCAAGAGTCCATGACGATCCTGAATATTTCTTCAAAACCCCCTGCTATCCTGTGGTATGGACTTTTAAAACAGGAACTAAAGAAGAAGCAATTGCAGAAGCAGACGCATACAGAAAGAAAATGTTGGACTCTGGCAAATGGGATATGGTAGTCGCTGTCTACAAACAGCAGTATAATGTTCAGGAGGTCTAAATATGGCAGTCTGGATGACAGCAGCAGAAATGGCAGCTTACCTTAATGCAAGGTTTACAGGCGGTCCAGCAATCACAAACACTGAGTTATATATGGGATTTACAACAGCTACACCAGGACCTTCAGGCAGTTTTACGAATGAGCCGACATCTGAAGGATCTTACGCTAGGCTGCCAATTGGGGCAACGGGTACTACAAAATTCGGGACTACCTCAAACGGAGTAATTACAAACAGTGAAGGTGCTCTTACTTTTCCAACTTCTTCAGCCGCTTGGAGTACAGGAGCGACACCCTTAACTCATTGGTTTATTGCTACAAGTGGAACTATAGGGGGTGGCAAAATGTTGTACTATGGTGCTTTGACAAATCCAATCACTGTTAACGCGGCTAATCTCGCTCCTTCATTTGGGCCAGGTCAGCTTTCCTTGACATTGCAGGCGTGATAATCCATGCCTGTTTTTCAATTTGTCAAAACTGTAGACTGTGGAGCTTTGCACAGGCTCTTAGTCCAAAATGGGTTTGATGTGGTCGGAGTTACGTTCGATAGCGGTACGAATCTTACTACAGTTCAGCTTGCTGATACCGAAACAAAAGATCCTACAGCAGTCGTGGAAGAGTATATCTTCGTTCCTCACGTGCCAATAAACTGGACTCAGTTATATTCAGATGCAGTCGCTACGGTAGTTTCTGCTAAGAATACAGTCGATACAGCAAAGGGTATCCTGCAAGATGATTTAGCCCTCTATAATTCAGCAAATACTAACCTGCATAATGCCCAATCTCAATATAATACGGCAGCAGGGCAATATATTACCGCACTGAACTCATGGAATTCAGCCGCGAATCCGACGAATCTTTCTCAGGCAGTTGCGAAACTCAATATTGCTGAGAGTCAGATTCAGGCTCTGGCTTCAGCTTGTCAGGCTCTCCTTGCCGCTATGCAGTCTCAAGCAGAAATTAATTCTGTGTTTTTGTCGGCGTTCACGCAGATTGTTTCGGTGTTGAATGCTCTTGAGGCTGTTAACGATGCTGAAAATAGTGTGATTGATGTTTTGGCTAGACATGCATCTATTTTAGAAGAAGAGTAATATAAAATGACTCTGCTGACGTATCATTCGAAATATGTAGTACAAAGTAGTACAGCAGTGACTACTACATCATCTTCTTTACAGGATGATACGCAGGCGATCCAAACTTTTACTTTAGACAGTACAAAAACAGTTTTGGTTATTTATGTTGCGAATTCCGCATACGGGGATACTAATCCACCTACAGGGTTTTCATCTGCAATAAATGTGGATGGAACTGATTATTGTCAACTGTTTGATAGTGGAGGAGCAGGGGGGCATGATCACCCTATACGCAATGCGTGTTTTTGGGTGGGTCAGCTTGAGAGCGGAACACACACAATCAAAGGGCGATTATCTACATCTACAGGTACTAACACCGTTACAGTATCTAACCGCACAATGACGATTCTCGTACTAAACGGTGACGAGGCATGGTATAGTTATAACAATTCTGATCTAGTTACAACTACATCCTATGGATTTGTTGATGATGCCTACGCAAATATAACACAAACACCGTCCGGTAATTGCACAGCATTAATTTTATACGCATCTGGATGCAAACACAATGAAAGTGCGCCAAGTTCCGGAATTGACGCCTGCATAAATATAGATTCAACAGATATTACTAATACAATAGTTATGAAAAGTCCGACTATGTTCGGGCATGCGTATTCAAATACAACTAATCATGTGATGTCACTCACCGGCGCACAACATACAATAAAAGGACGTTTTTCAATAATAACCGGCGGGACTGCTCCAGTCAGTACTCGCGCAATTGCATTATTATGTTTTGATCCATCTGTTCTTTTCGATGTACTGTACTCGTCCACTGCCGTAAGTACTACTAGCGACACCCTAGTAGATGATACAGCAACAACAAGTACACCGATTTCACGCACAACCACCGGTACACTATTAGCTCTAGCACACGAATACCGCTCGGCATACGATGCAGGATCACGTCTGTCTCTTATACACATCTCCGAGC